AAAGGAGGACTTAGTAATGGCAAGAAGAAGATTGACAGAAGAAGAAAAGTCAGAAATATCAAATAAAGAGTGGAAACAAACTCCAATTTTTACTAGTGATGAAAAACTTGCGAACAGAGCTAAAAACCTTACTGGTCCAAAAACACCAGAAGGTAAAGCAAGAGCTTTGCAAAACTTACGAGTAGGGAGAAACAAAGGGGAGATACCAACCATGAGTCATGGCGGATATATCATGCGTCTTCTTGACCAAGAAGAACAAGAGATGTACGAACAATTCAAACAAGAATTCCTAGATGATTACGATATCAATGAATCTGCGGATAGTACAATATTAGAGCTTATTCTTATTGACAAGGTTAGATTGTATAGGGTCATGAGGTCGCAATTTGATAATCCATCTATGGATATCGACAGACCTTTGAGTGAGATAACTAACAGACTAAATAAGAACTTAGAGTCTCTTGGCGCACTTAGAAAACAGCGTCTAAAACAAGACGATAAATTAACTGCAATTAGTATAGGTACTATTGCAAACCAGTTTTATAAACAAATGCTTAGTGGTGATTTACAGGAAGAAAAGGATGCGGCGGACGAAGAAGAAAGACGCTTCCTAGAGAGGAAATTACAAAGGGAAAGGGAATCACAACAAACCATCGAAGCGGAATATGAGGTAGTTGACGATGGCAACGGAGAAGAATAATAGCGGTCTTGGCTTCATAGGGAAAGACGCTTCTTCCCTCAATGAAGAACAATCAAAAATGTTGGAGTATTTCCACGCAAATCCAGATGTAGCATCGGCAAGGTTATTAGTCAGAAATGACAAGCCTTGTCGTCTTGCTGTACACCAAAGATTGATTATTAAAGGGCTATGGAAGCATCAATTTAATCTACTCATTCTAACGCGTGGTGGAGGTAAAACCTTCCTACTTGCTCTTTATTGTGTTCTGAAAGCTATGTTGTTCCCGCGTGAGAAGTGCGTAGTTGCATCAAGTTCATATCGTCAATCACAATTTACATTTGACGAAGTAATTAAGTTCTATGATGAGTCTCCACTATTAAGACAAGCGTGCGAGAAAGCGCCATCAAAAGGACCGACAAGCTGTGAAATGCACTTGGACAATGGCTCTAAAGTTATCGCTTATCCGCTTGGCGATGGTCAAAAGATTCGTGGTGCGCGTGCGAATACACTAGTAATGGATGAGGTTGCACAAATCCCTAATGATATCATTAGCCTAGTTATCTTGCCAATGATGAACACCCGACAAGACCCTTGGGATACTTCGGGGAGAAAAAACCATTTGGTAATGGCATCATCAGCTTATTTTCAATTTAATCACTTATATCAGAAGTACCTAGATTACCAAGAATACACTGACCCACAAAATCCAAAGTATGATGACGGTTATGGTCTACATATTTATACGGTTGACGATATGCCAGATGGCTGGATGGATAAAGGTATTATTGCCAATGCAAGAGCATCCATGACAGAGCTTCAATATCAAATGGAGTATCTATGCTTATTCCCACCAGACTCAGATGGATTCTTCCCCGCTAACCTTATTAATGGCGCAAGAAAGCCAAGTGCTATCATTGAACCAGTTGGTGAAAAAGGCGCTGAGTATGTTTTCGGCATTGACCCTGCTCGTAGTGGAGATAACTTTGCCCTAGTAGTTATGAGATTAGGAAATCCAAACAAAGTAGTTGCTGTTTATTCATTGCATAAACACACATTCCAACAAATGCACAACTTCATCAGAGAGAAGATTAGGGAGTATGAAAGCAATGGCGGTCAACTCATTCGTATCCAAATGGATAACGGTGGTGGTGGCTCGACATTAAAAGACTTACTTTCGGAAGAATATGCTTGGTATGACGCGGAAACGGAAAAATGGAAAACAGATGATGCAATTATTGATATGGACGATGAGGAAATGCAGTACATGGCTGGTCGCCGTATCCTAAGAATGCAAGTCTTTTCATCTAGCTCTGTTAACTCTATGAACTTTGATATGAGGTCTGACTTCGAACATAGAAGAGTTATTGTCCCTTCACAATCTCCATCGGCAGAACCTATTTGCGAATATATCTTTAACGAGATTGAAGAGATGATTAAAGAGACAATGACAATCGTTACAACTCCATTAACAAATGGGTTTATGCGATTCGATACTCCTAAACAGAGAATGAAAAAAGATAGGTACTCTGGATTATTACTAGCATGTCAAGGGGCAAGAGAATTACAAAGGGACTTAGCAGGACCACCAGTTCCTAAATTGGCTAGAGGTTTCGCTTCTACTTCCTATCTTAATAAAGTTAGATAGCAGTTGGGGAACTTTTTATAGTTTTCCGTAAATATAATATTATAACGAAAGGAGGTAGGGAGTTGCATGAGTGAAGATTTTAAGGAAGCCAATAGTAATATCATCGAAACAAAAGACCTTGGAGAAGGTAGAAGACAAGTAACTTTCAGTGTACCAAGTAGTGAATATGAAAAGATGCATAGTCAGCTAGCAGAAGCAGGGGTTAGTGTCGAAGGATATAAGCTTGGCAAGGGTAGTGTTTTAAACCGCTTCGACCCATCAACTAGAAGTACATATTTCGGCGCGGAGTATAGTTCTAATAACTATCCTTATACTGAAATTTTTAACAACCTACCAAACGACCCGCACCAAAAAATCAGACTAGCAGTTGAGCTTTACTTTAAAGAGCCAATTGTAGGTTCTGTAGTAGATATGATGGTTGACTTTAGCTCAAGTGGTTTCACGAATGAGTGTGATGACCTAGAGGTGAAGAAGATTTATGATAAGTGGTGTCAGGAACTTAATATCAATGAGGTACTTGAAAAGATTTTCTTAGAGTACTACCGTTCGGGCAATGTCACTATTTATCGCAATAAAGACAATGCAAAGGTGAAAAAGAAAAGGAAGAAAGGGATTACAGGAGAAGTAGATATTACAGAATATCAGTTCCCTTCCAACTATTCCATTCTTAACCCAATGAATGTCTACATTAATGGAAGCTTGTTCTTCAACAAGATTCTGGTTCAGCTTAAAGTATCTAGTGAGATGCAGTACATGTTTAACAGCATGAACGGCGACAGTCCTAATAACTATCTACCAGATATGCCTGTTGATATGTGGAAAGATAAGCACGGTGATATCTTCATGACACTGGACGATAAGCTTATCACACGAATCACGCGCAAGAAAATGGACTATGAGAGATATGCTTCTCCATTCCTAGAGAGAGTATTCGAACCTATCATGTACAAAGCTAAACTTCGTTTAATGGATATGGCTACTATTGAAGGATTGGTTAACCAGCTAGTAACGGTCACTGTGGGTGACAAGGACTTCCCTGCTAGCGATGAAGACCTACATGCAATTGCAGAGTTGTTTCAAACACCTAGCAAAGCATATACAGTTTTCTGGAATCATACCTTGCAAGTTAAGTTCCATAAACCAGAGGGTATTGATACTCTTACTTCTGATAAGTACAAGCAAGTAAATGAAGACATTATGGCTGGTCTTGGTATTAGTCGTTCATTGCTTGATGGTGGAGGTGGAAGCGGTAGTGGCGGCGGGTTCTCTAATTCATGGGTATCTATCTTATCCCTTATTGAACGATTAGATAATGCTCGTAGCAAAGTTAAGTACTGGTTGGAAAGCGAGTACAAGCGAATCGCACAAGAGAACGGCTTCAAAACCTATCCAAGTGTCCGCTTCAACAAAATGAATCTACGCGAAGATACATATATCCGTGATGTTCTACTTGCTATGTACGACAGAGGATTGATTGACGAAGAGGATATTCTTACTGAAATTGGTCGTGACTATCAATCAATTATTGACCAGAAGAAACGCAACAAGAAAAATAGTTCACTGTTCTTCCCGCCAGAGCAACCGTTCCAAGGTGGTCAAACCGCTCCTAAGAATGGTCGCCCTACTGGTCAACCAGCTAAGAAAATGCCTAACCGTAAACCAACACCAGAGAAGAACAGCGGCAAAGCACCGAAGGTCCGTAAGGCAACAGCATCAATCGAATCATACGAAGAAGACTATGCAAATGAATTAATAAGCCAATACGCGTCCATCGAAGCAGATATAGTAGCAATGCTAAATCAAAACGAGGGCGAAGATGAAAGAACAAGGAAAGTAATTGTCACAGCGGCACTGCTATCATTGTTTAGAAGTCTTGCTAGTATTGGACACAGATACATAGCTTCAATGTTCGACGAAGAACTATTGCGTTATTCCGAATCAACTAATATTGCCAATGCCATCGTGACAAAGGCTGACTTAATTGAATGGAACAACAGCTATGTAACAAAACTTGCTCATGATATCCAGAACGGAATATCAGAAGCAGTTGACAGTGGAACATCCATTGATGATGCAGTTGCTAGCGCGTTCAAATCGAACAAGTATCGTATCGCTTTGATTTCACAATCTGGCGCTATCGAATCTATTAGAAAGGCTAGCATCATCGGTAATGAAGTAGCAGGAAGTATCGAAGCTACTTGGGTTGCTCACTTGGATGATAATACATGCTCAACATGCAGAGGTTTACACGGAAGAAGTTTCGCTTTGGCGGACATTCCTGAAAGACCACATGCTAACTGTAGATGTTCATTAGAATTTAACTAAGTGATAGAAGGTGGTGAAAGCGTGGACAATAAAGAATTTTTGCTTGCACAAGGCTTTCAGAAACTTGATGTTGATATTGCCGTTGGCGGATACGAAGAAGTTCCTCAACTTGACCCTGACTTGATGTTTATCAAGTTCATCCTGTGTCATGAGGGCGTTAACGCTAACGGTGATACTTTCACCAAGGATGTTTTGAAGCAAGCACAATATACACCGAAGTACAAGCCTGTAGATTGGGAGCATGGTCAACCATACATCGGGCACATTCTTGAAAGTGAATATAAAGAAGACGCGCAAGGCACAGCGTACATTGAAGCGACTGGTCTTGTATGGAAGTTTATCTATCCAGAGTTATCTGCTCAGATTAAAGCGAAAGCTTCAACTGGCGAATTAAGACTTTCAATGGAATGTTATTACAGAGAAGCTAATTATAAAATTGGCGACCAAATTATTGACCAACAACAAGCAGAGACATTAGGAATTATTCCTTATGTTGGTAGAGATTACATGGGCAAGAAAGTTGCACGCGTGTTCAAAGAAGTTATTTTTGGTGGCGTAGGCGTTGTAGCTAATCCAGCAGACAAGAAAGCTGTGTTCCTAGCAGTTGCTAAGGACTTAGGCTTGGAGGATGCAGAAGAAGCAGAAGCGGCTGTGTCGAGAACTGTAAATGATTTCTCAAATAAAGAACATAGTAAGGAATCTCATAACGCACTAGCTGTTGCTAAGTTTGTTAAAGCGTTCGACAAAGCAAAGAGTTCCGTTGTTGCTAAGTTTAATACTAAAACATTAAAAACAAAAGAGCAAGTGGTAGCAGAAGTAAGAAACTCTGTTCAAACATTACTATCAGAAGTTGGCTCGATTAGCGAGTCATATTATCGTGGAACTGCTAGCGAAGAAGGGCAACCAGAGCTATATGAAATGATAGCTACTGCCTTCGAAAAGAGTATAGCATTAAATGAAACAGACCAAGAAGCATATTTAATGGCTGTTCAAGAAGATTATATTACATACGATATAATTAATTACTCCAACGATAGCGTAGCAACAATGAAAGCTTCATTTGTTGTAACTGATAGTGAAGTTGAAATTGATTTTGCTAACGCTACGGAATTTGCCACAAAGGAGGACATTGAATCAATGGCAAAAGAAAAAGAAACTGTTGTTGCTTCCGAAGAAGTAGTAGAGGAAGTGGTAGCAGTAGAAGCAGGACTTGAAACCGAAGTTGCCGAAGAAGTTGTTGAAGCTTCGAAAGAAGAAGAAAAAGAAAAAGACAACGACGAGGAAAAAGCTAAGGCTAGCGAGTACGAAGCAACTATTGCTGGACTACAATCTCAATTAGCAGAAGCGAATGAAAAAGTTGCACAACTAGAAGCTCGTTTCGCTGACATTGAAGCAGATAAAGTTGTAGCAAATCGCATGGCTGAATTACTTGGTGCAGGAATTACTTTTAGTGATACTCGCCTTGCAAAAGAGCAAGCAAAACTTCGCGGAATGGACGAAGAAGCATATGCAGATTACAAAGAACTTCTTATGGAAGTTGCTGGTAACAAAGCAGAAGCTACAGAAGCTAAAGCCGAAGAAGTAGAAGCTAGCGAAGAAGAAGCAGAAGCTTCCTACGAGGAAGAAGAAGCTAGTGTTGAGGAAGAAATTGTTGTAGAAGGAGCAAAGGCTTCTGAATTGAACCTTGAAACTCCACCTGTAACATCAAAAAGACCTTTTGGTCACTTAACTAGTCGTTAAGTTATAATTCAACTATCTTATAAAAATTTCTTAGGAGGAAAATAGACAATGATTAAAGAACTTTTGGCTGGACACCTAAGCCCTTACTTTGCTTCTGATGTTCAATTGACAGCAGGACAACTAGTTAAGCTTGACACTGCTAACGCTGGTAAAGTAGTTGTGGCTGGTGCTGGTGAAGTTGTTGTTGGTATCGTAGCACAAGATGTTATCGCGGCTAATGTTAACAACTTCAAGCTTGATTCCGTAACACACCAAGCTCGCGTAGGCGACAAAGTAGGCGTGTACTACGATGGTGGCGTATTCTTGACTGACCAATTCACAGGTAACATTGCAGTTGGTGCAAACCTTTACGCGGCGGCTTCTGGTAAGCTTTCTGCTACTGTATCTGGTGGCGTACTTGCAATTGCTGAGACAGCAGGAAATAGTGCAAACGGTGACAAAATCCGTATCAAAGTAATCGGATTCTAATTTTAGATTATAAAATAACTATAATATATGGAGGTTAAAAATAAATGGACTACAAAATTTCCTTGGCGAAAGATGTTGCAACAGATGCCGCTCTTTCCCACGAACAGGTAGAAAGCTTTAGAGCAGAGTTCAAAGCAACAGCAGATAACGAGCAACTTCGTCAAGCATTTGCCGCTAGCCTAAGCGTTCCTGTACTAAAAAATATTCCACCACAAACATCGGTTCGTAATATCTTTGCCGTTGATGTAATTCCTGCTGGGGCACTTGCTGAGTACCCAATCGACTTGAATGACATCGAGACAGCAATTGTATTGCCTCGTCTTGGTGCAGTACCACAAAACATTGTAACTGGTGACAGCTTGATTGTTCCTACATTCGAAGTTGCTAACTCTGTTGAGTGGAAACTATCCTTCGTTCGTGATGGTCGTTTCA